GGTGTGGAGGGAGTTGCAGAATCAGGAGATGGGGAATGGCAAGTTAAGGATCTTGACATGATGCCGAGACCGCGAATGGTTCAAATAAAAAGGAGGAGAAATGCCCAAGAAAGCGACCAAGAAGAAAACCATCATCATCAAGAAACCCAAGAAGAAGGCAACCAAGAAGCAGAAGGAGGAAGAGGAGCGGCTGCTGTCCACATTGCCGGACGTCGTGCTCCCAGGCCTCAAGACGGCGACCTCCTACGAGCCGCCTGCCGATCTCGCCTACGAGGAGTGGCGGGTCTACCTGTTTCAATTGGTGACGGTCGGGGAGTTCTGCAAGTGGGCGGTCGGGGCCATGTTGAACTACGGTGAGAGCCACTACGGGGAGAAGTACGCTCAGGGGGCCGACGAGACCGGTTACCCGCCGGAATATTTGTCCATCATCAAGTACGTCGAGAACCGGGTGAAGCCGACGACACGTATCAGCGAGCTTCACTGGTCGCACCATCGGTTAGTCGCCAAGATGGTGGAAGAGGACCAGCGGGACTGGCTGGAAAGGGCCAGGAGAAACGGCTGGTCGGTGCGCGAGATGGAGGAGCAGCTAAGAGCGGCGCGGGAGAGAGTAGAAGTCTACCAGGAGCCGGAGCTGGAACTGGAACCGCCGGAGAAGCCGTCCTGTCTGGAGCTTCTAAAGTGGGCAATCAATCACATCTATGAGCCGAAGCACGCGGATGAAGAGGCGCGGCAGGAATGGGAAGCCCAGTTTCAGGCGGTAAGGGAAATGACGACATGAACGAGATCCTCATCAGCAAGACCTACCTGCAGTTCGTGAAGTCGAAGTCCTGCGTGGTCAAGCTTCCCGGCTGCGGCGGCCCGATCGATCCCCATCACCTGATCGCCAGGGGCCAGCGGGAGAGCAAGCGAAACGACTTCACCTGCATTCCCCTTTGCCGACAGCACCACACCGAGGTCGAATACGGCGGGGTGGAGAAGTTCCAGCGCGACTATAGGATAAACCTATGGCAGGAGAACTCCCGGCTGCTGACCGACTGGATCGTCCACGGGCAGGACGCCGTCCTCGAGCAGAAACTTAGGGAGTCGATCAAGGTCATCCGCGATGCGAAGAAGAAGACCGGTCAACCTAAAGGCTAAGACCAAGAAGCTCTGGGAGGAGAGGGGTTACCGTGTGGCTAACTGCGAGTCGAGATGGGGCGGGTTCGCCTTCGACATGTTCGGGTTCGCCGATCTGTTTTGCTTTCGCCATCGGGGACCCGTCAAGCCGGGGGAGTACGTGATGATCCAGGTGGGCCGCTGGGCAGACCATTCGACCAAGCTCCAAGCCCTTAGAGACAACCTGGTGGCAAAGGACTGGCTTATTTCTGGTGGGCGGATCGTGCTGAGCCTGTGGCGCTACAAGGTCGAACCGGAGAAGCGGCGGTCCGGCTTCGAGGTGCGGGAGGAGGACTTCAGGGGATGAAGTGGCACAGCGCCAACATCTGCGCTAGCTGTTGGGAGAAGAAGCGCGGCGAGGAAGTCCTGTTCGCGATGATTCGAGCCGAGTCTGAGATCTGCTGCTACTGCGCCAAGATTAATTTCGATGGTATCTACGTCAGGGAGGACGCCGAGGCGATCAAGTGCCGCCACCGGCGCCGGTTAGCGAGGGTTTAAAAAATGCGAGGACAAAAAAACGGAACACCGGAAGAGGTGGCAGAGTGGAAGGAAAAGATCAGGCACCTGCCGCAGACCTACAAGCCGGGGCAGTCGGGCAACCCGAAGGGCCGTCCGCCGAGGAAGACCCCATCGGAGGTCCTGCACGCCTTCGCCATGGCCGAGTACGGGAAGCACGGCCCCGAGCAGCTGAAGGAATTGCAGAAGAGGATGCCAGAGCCGTGGCGCTCCAAGCCGATCGAGAAGATCACCGTCCTGGAGTTCGTCTCCTGGATTCACCTGATGCAGGCGATGCGACCTGCGGGATGGAAAGAGAGGGCCGAGCTCTACGACCGGGTGGAAGGGAAGCCGATGCAGAAGATCGCCATCACGGAGGACCCCAACGAGGGCCGCAGGGCAAGGTACGACTGGCGCAAGCTGTCCACCGAAGAGCTGCTGAAACTCAAGGAAATTCAAATGAAGGCGATGGTGGGAGAGGAGGACAAATGAAAGCCGACTACCCGCCGAACTGGAAAGAAATCTCGACGTTCATCCGTTTTGAAAGGGCAAAGGGTCGGTGCGAGTGCGAAGGCGAGTGTGGATTGCACAAGACGATGCCGGGGCCGCGCCGGTGCACCGAGCAGCACGGACACGCGGCGAAGTGGGCCAAGGGTAAAATAGTTCTGACCACGGCCCATCTTTGTGACTGTGACCCGCTATGCGGGGACGAGTCGCACTTGAAGGCGATGTGTAATCGATGCCACCTTCGCGTTGATGTTCCCTTGCATGTCAGGCACGCCAAGAGGAACCGTCGGGCAAGGTTGGCGGTCGGAGACTTGTTCGAATGAATCACCTGGACCTCTCCGACCTGCCCTCGCTCGACGAGATCGAGTCGGAGTTGGCATCCCGCTCGCTCTACGAGTTCAACCGCGTCAGCTGGCCGATCCTCAACCCTACAGAGCCGCTTATAGATGGCTGGCACCTGCAAGCGATCTCGGACCACCTTCAAGCCGTCTTTCACGGCCACATCCAGAACCTGCTGATCACCATCGCGCCGCGCATGTCGAAGTCCACTCTCGGATCGATAAAATTTACGCCTTGGGTGTGGACTCAGGACCCGTCGTGGTCGTTCATGTACGTCTCGTTTAGCCGTGACCTCGCCTCCGATCATTCGGTCAAATGCAGAAGGCTGATCGAGTCGTCCTGGTATCAGAGGCACTGGGGGCATCTCTTCCGGCTGACTTCGGACCAGAACGAAAAAATGAAGTTCTCAAACGACAAGCGCGGGGTGCGCGAGGCCTACGGCATGGGCGGCACGACCGGGTCTGGGGCCAGGATTATCGTGGTCGACGACCCCCATGACGTAAAGGACTGGACGAGCCCTACCAAGCTCAAGCGGACCCTCGACACCTACGACGCCTCGGTGCACAACCGACTGAACAACCCGAACGACCCCCGCCGGGTGATGATCATGCAGAGAATTTCGGAGCGCGACCTGGGGATGCACGTCGCCCGTCAGGGGTGGGAGCACCTGATGCTCCCGACCGAGTACGACCCCAAGCGCAGCAAGGCGACGGTCCTGGGGTGGAAGGACCCACGACAGCGACCGGGAGAACTTCTTTGCCCCAAGCGCTTCAGCGCCGAGCAAGTACGCACAGAGAAGGAGAAGCGCCCCAGGATATTCGCCAGCCAGCACCAGCAGAACCCTTCGACCGACGCCGGCGCGATCTTCAAGCGCAACCTCTGGCGGTTCTACTCCGAGGACCCGTGGACGATGGGCCAGCACATGGAGACTCAGCTGCAGAGCTGGGACTGCGCATTCAAGGACGAGCCGCTGTCGTCGATGGTCGCCGGTCAGGTCTGGGGTAAGATGGGCGGGAACTACTTTCTGCTCGATCGCCGGTTGGAGCATCTGTCGTTCGTCGGCACCGTCGCGGCGGTTCGGGCGATGACCCAGCTATGGCCGAAGGCGAGGGCGAAGGTCATCGAAGACAAGGCCAACGGCACGGCTGTCATCAATACTCTTAAAGACGAGATTTCCGGGCTGATTCCTTGGCCGCCGAAGGGCGAAAGGATGGACAGCAAGATCGGAAGAGCGTGGTCGGTCCAACCTCTCCAGCAGGCCGGGAACCTTTACCTGCCCGACCCGCAGAAGGTAGGATGGGTCGAGGAATTTATAGAATATTGCGCCTCATTCCCTGACGCAGAATTCGATGACGACGTTGACGCCTTGACCCAGGCTTTGCAGTACATCGAGCAGATCCCGTCGTCGTCGGCCCCGCTGGCGGTGGGAAACGGTACACGATGGCTAAAGTAAAAAAGAGGGTGATCGATTTCCGCGAGCGGGTGATCAACGGCGATCCGCTGAAGGCGACCAATAAACAGGCGATGATGGTCACCTCTCCTAGTTCGCAATACTCCTTACCTCCGGCGACGTTTGCCAAGAAAAAGATTACCGTCACGTTGAGCGAGCCGGACAAGAACAGAGCCCCGCCCGGAAACATATGGGATCATAGAGGGGAAATATTCGGCAAACTCGTCGTGTGCGGCTACGCGTATTCAAAAAAAGATAAACGACGAGCGAGAAGCACCAAAAATGAGATAGTCAAACCGGGATGGTGGATCGGCCCAGGGTGGAACCCCGCCCCTTTGCGCACCAGGGGATATGACTGGAAGCACTATTGGTGGTGTCTGTGTCTTAACTGCAAGCGCGAGGTAACCGACGCGATATCGACGCATGGTCTTAACAAGCACAAGTTCTACGGCGGTGCCTGCCGTGAATGCTTGGGATTTAAGGCGGGCAAGTGATAGACCCCATCCACCTGTGCGACTACGTCATCCGGCCCGTGGATCAGTTTCTGGGCATGTGGTCGGTTAACTCCGAGCGCCTGGTCCTGGGTACGATCTGCCAGGAGTCGGAGTGCGGCCGCTGGCTGAAGCAGCTCGGCGCCGGTCCCGCCCTCGGCATCTGCCAGATGGAACCGGCGACGCACGACGACTGCTACGTCAACTTCCTGAACTTCAACCCCGACCTACTGACGAAGGTCATGGCGTTCAGCAGCATCAAGTACCACTTTGGCATTCCCGATCCCGAGGAGATGATCGGCAATCTGAACTACTCCGTGGCCATGTGCAGGGTGAAGTATTACCGCGACCCTTACCCGATCCCGAGCACACTCGAAGGCCAGGCGGAGTACTGGAAACGGGTGTACAACACCCACGAGGGGGCCGGAACGGTGGAGGACTACGTGTCGAGCTGGCATCGATTCATAACGGGTGTCGTATGAGCGACGAAGAAGAAGACCGCCAGAAACCGCTGACCCTGGACGAGATCCTCAAGCAGGAGAAGTCCAAGCCGAGGCGACCGGGAAAGATTGCGGTCCCAATAAGCATCGGGCGTGGCGTGGGCGCGAAGATAAAAAAAATGGACGGCGACTACGAGTCAGACGACGACGATTGAAAAATTCAATTTTACTCTCATTTTTAGTTGATATATAACCCGAAATCGTAAGGCGGAGGTTACGGCTCCGGAAAAGCCTAATGCGTTTCGTGCTTGGAACTGTTTTCACAGTACCCGTTCATGAGCGCACTACGTTGACCATCCACAACGGTCTCCAGGAGCGATCACCTTGCATATGGGATCGGGTATGTCTCAAGCAAGCGAAAAACTGGTCGGCGAACGCGCTGCTCTCCACCTCAAAGTTGATGAGAGCCAACCCTGGCGGTTCAGGAGCTTGCAGGTGGTCAGGACATAGGACGTAAGAAATGCGAAAGGCCGGAAGTAAGTGCCCCCCGGCCTGACGCAACGAACGTTCGACTACCTTGTTACGGAAGGCAGCTGAGCCTACTGTATTTCATCTTGGGTCGTTAAGGCAAGAGGGATACGAGGGGCATAGAGGGCAGGGTTATATATGGCTGAAGCCACCGCACGCATCACCCCCAGACGATCCAGGCAGAACCGGTTCGGCGAGATCGGCAACACCGGTCTCAACGCCCAGACCGGGGTCCTCTACGAGGAGTTTCGCCGCGAGCTCGTCGGCCTGCCGGGAATCAAGATCTACGAGGAGATGAGCCGCAACGACCCCATCATCGGCTTTATCTTATTTGTCATCGAGCAGTCGATCCAGCAGGTCGAGTGGAAGGTGATCCCGTTCAGCGAGGAGAAGAAGGACGAGGATTCACGGCTGTTCATCGAGCAGTGTCTGGACGACATGTCGCAATCGTGGCCCGAGACCCTTTCAGAGATCTGCTCGATGTTCGTGTTTGGGTGGGCACTCACTGAGACCTGCTACAAGATGCGCAAGGGGACCAACCCGCCCAACGGGATGCCGAAATCGAAGCACAACGACAACAAGATAGGTTGGCGGAAGTGGGCGATCAGGGGCCAGAACACGCTCATCCGCTGGGAGTTCGACGAGTCCGGCGGGATAGCCGGGATGACCCAGACCATCAGCCCGACCGTCTACGAGGAAGTCACCATCCCCATCGCAAAAGCGTTACTTTGGCGCACCAAGATCGACAAGAACAATCCCGAAGGCTTGTCGATCCTGCGTCACGCTTACGTTCCCTGGTGGTACGGCAAGCGGCTGAAGGAGTTCGAGGCGATCGGCCACGAGCGCGACGCCGCCGGGCTCGCCGTCCTGACTCCACCCGAAGGCGTGGACATCTGGAACGAGAACGATCCCGACATGTCGATGGCGCTCTCAGCCGCCTCCAAGCTCGTCACCCGCATCAGGCGTGGAGAGAATGAGGGAGTCGTCAAGCCGTTCGGCTGGACCCTGGAACTCCTGTCTTCATCCTCCCGCCGCCAGTCCGACCTGAACACGACGATCATCCGCTACGACACCCGGATCGCCCAGAGCGTTGCCGCCGACTGGGTGATGCTCGGCCACGGCCAGACCGGGTCGAGGGCACTGTCGGTCGACAAGACCGACATGTCGGTCCTGTGCCTGTCAGCTTACCTGAAAAGAATAGAGGAGGTCGTCAACCGGTTCGCCATCCCGAGCCTGCTGGAGCTCAACAGCATGGACTCTACCCGTCCCCCGAGCCTTAGCCACGGCGACATAGAGACGAAGGACCTGAGCCAACTTGGCACCTACTTAAAGACCCTGACCGATATAGGTGCGATAAATTTTCCAGACGATGCCCTTGAGGAATATGTTAGGACTGCAGGTGATTTACCACCAGCACCAGACGAACCAGCGATTCCAGAGGATTGGGCTTATACGGTACGTCAGCCCGTGACCGAGGAACCGGTGCAACCTAACGAACCGGCTGTACCGTCCAATGCCGATGCTGAACAACCCGAAGAATAGTACGTTTGCTGACGTTAAAGCGTGCGGCTAATTTGTTGAGGCTGGTGATGCGCGGTTTATACTGCTCCAGAATTTGATTGGCAGTAGTAGGATCAAGCACCGAGTTGTGATGTTCTTCGCCTCTGCGAGGATTATGTGTTGCACACCATCCGCCACGGTTCTTTGCATACTTGTCGCGCATGTTATCAAGTGGCGTTCCTAGAAATAGATGGTCGGGACGAACACAAGGCGGATTGTCGCAGCGGTGGAGGACGTAAAGCCCTGGCGGGATTTCACCATGGGTCATTTCCCAAGCGACTCGATGAGCAACTTTCATAACTACTTTTTTTGGGGCAAGGCGAAAAGTAAAA